TCTTATGGATAAAAGCTTTTGGCAAGGGAAAGAAACCGCTTACTTAGAACTATTTATTGAAGTAAAAAAAGGGATAAGATTATGAATAACAATACAGGCATGGAAGATTGCATGGGATGAGGCGAGCGAAGAGGATAAAACTCTATTGTCTAAGTTACCTAATTTTGATGCAGATGTGTTTGAAGAGATCACTGGAATAAATGTATTTGTGAATGGATTGGATTTCTCTGAATCAGGAAAGGAATCCAACGCAGAAGAATTTACTGTAGGTGAAATCGAAAAGCTTCTAGGAAAGAAAATAAAAATCATAAAGGAAAAATAATAAATGGATGTATTCCAAGAAGGTGATATCGTTCACATGGATGACCAAACCAAAGGGGAAGTGTTGTTTGTCTATAAATTCAAAGAGGTGGCTGTTGTGGAAATAGATGGTTCCGCTATGAATATACCATTAGATAGACTCAGTAAAACCAAATTTAAAATTCAAGAAGGTAAGTGAAATGAATGAAGATAAATCGATACTCCCAGATTTTGGAGCACAATCCTCTATGTTTTCAGAAGCAGATAACCCACATTTTAATGGACCAGATTATATAGCAAAGTTAGACCACAAGAGGCTCACCACACAGAAAGACAGAATCAAGAGCCTGATGATAGATGGAACCTGGAGATCCCTATCTGATATAAGAGAGGCATTAGGATACCCAGAAGCTTCAATCTCTGCTCAACTAAGGCACCTGAAAAAAGGTAAATTTGGGGGGTATTGCCTGGAGAAAAGAAGAAGTAAGAATCAAGAAGGTTTGTTTGAATATAAAATTAGCGTATAGGAGTATAGATGTACAAATGTAAACATTTTAAGATATATGAATTAGTCGATCCTGTTACTTATGAGAAATATGGAGAAGGAGCTTGGAAGTTTTTCGATATTGATATATTAGTATTAGCAGATGCTTTAAGAGAGCGATATGGACCTTGTACCGTGAATGATTGGTTTTGGGGTGGCAAGTTTAAATACTCTGGGTACAGACCGTCATCTTGTAGGATTGGAGCCAAAATGAGTCTGCACAGATTCTTTAGGGCATTAGATATGAAATTCAAAAATATATCAGCAGCAAAGGTAAGAAAAGGTATTAGAGATGACATGGGTTATTGGGAAGTTATGGGGCTGAAACGAGTAGAGAATAAAGTTAATTGGCTGCATATCGACACTGCCAATGTTAATCCTGTGAGGTTCTTCAACCCATGAATAATGTCATACACGACTTTGGTTGGGCCTTAGACCGAATGAGAGAGAAGCGCAAGGTAAGTCTTAAATCATGGAATCCAGATGTGTTCCTACAAATACAGAAACCGGATGAGAATAGCAAAATGTCTCATCCATATATTTACGTCACTTCCAGGTTTGGGACAGTTCCTTGGGTTGCTACTCAAGTAGAATTACTATCATTAGACTGGACTTACAATTAATCAAGGAGAATAAAAATGTCAGGATCATTAAATAAAGTAAGCATTATTGGGAATCTTGGGAAAGACCCAGAAATACGAACCACACCGGCAGGTAAGAAAGTAGCCAACTTCTCTGTCTGCACAAGTGATAGGTGGACAGATAAAGAAGGCAAGAAACAAGAATCAGCCCAATGGCATAAGTTAGTAGCATGGGGTCCATTAGCTGAGATCATAGAGAAATACGTGAGAAAAGGAAGTCAAGCCTATTTTGAAGGGAAACTAGATTATCGCAAATACACTGGAAAGGATGGAATAGAGCGTTATTCTACTGAAATCGTTGTTTCTGAGATGCAAATGCTTGGAGGAAAGTCGGCAGAGTCAGCACCTCAATCAAGTCAAGAATCTATGCCTATACCTCCAGACGATTCGGATCTGCCTTTTTGACCTAAAAACAACACTATTTTAAATTGCCTATAGAGCCTGAATAAAACTATTTTAGGCTCTATAGGCAATTTTGGTTTGATGGTATTATCGATGGTAAGGATAAAGGGATGTCAGAAGTTACGAGAGAAGAATTTGATTATAAACATAAAGAAATAAGAGAAAATGTTAATAAACTTGGACAAACCATGAGAGAAGCGGTGAAAGATGCGAAACAAACAGCATCAATCAACCTGAAAGAATTTAAGACTACAGACTTTAAAGAACATAAAGAATTGACAAGGGAAGATTTTAAATCTGTATGGAAAGCTATAGACAATATGCTTTTAAAAGTGGGCGTAGTCGTAACAATTACATCCTCCCTTGTAATGATGATCTTTAAATTCTTTCAGATGGAGTCAAGTAAGTAAATGAAATACGTGGTTAACAAAGCAAAAGAGAACCCTTGGTTATTACTGGTGCCATTATTGGGTTTAGGTAGTGGTGGGGCTGCTTTAGCAAAGTTTGGGGTGTTTGACCCACTTATAGCACCTATGCACAGCATTATATACCACCAGAAGATACAGATAAATATGGTAGACAGTATGACCTATGATGATGCTAAACATCATGCAGAAGAAGATATGATAGACGAGGGCTATTGGAAGCCAAGGGGAGCGAAATAATATGTCATTTACAATTCAAGCAGCTAGAAAAAGATTACCCACTAAGTATATTGAAGGTTTAGGAATTTCATTCAACTCTACCTCTATCATTGATATGGCAGCAGGATCATGCAGAGATAGTACCGATGTCCTAGACCTGATTAATACTTCCACCAAAACTGCTAATGCAGCGAATACAGGAGCAGGGGGAGTAGATGTTGGAGGTGGTGTTTCTTCCGATACAATGTACGCTTTGTATGCTATAGGCGATACTACAAATGCAAGCCCAGTTGATGTCACCCTTTCGGCTAATCTAACCACTCCTAACCCTGGGGGCACTTACAATGTCTTTAGACTTTTAGGTTTTGTAGTGACAGATAGCAGTGGTGATTTCCTTAAATTCACTGAAACAAGAAACGGAATGGTGAGAAGAATAGAATACGATGTAGATAAAAATGAGACTAGAGTCTTAAATGGTGGATCTGCTACTTCTTTCACAGCAATAGACCTTTCTGAGTTTATCCCTCCCACTGCACAAGAATTCACTGCTTCTATTATATTGGTCACAGATAACCATAACAATTTCTTGGAAATCAGGCCAACAGGATCTACCCGTACAGACACTTTGTATAAACTTAATTTTCTAGATAATAATACAGGAAGAGATGGGAGGATTAATATGGATTTGTTATGCAGCACTTCTCAAAGTATTGATTATGAATTAACACAATCCTCTGACGAGGTTACAATGTCTGTTTTGGGATACACACACAGCATTTAAGGATATTATTATGATTGGAGTATTTGATTCAGAAACCATGAGCCTAAAACGCTTCGGTAAAAATGTAGATTTTGAAAATGATGGGTCATTCGATCCTGGCACAGAAACAATCCGAACAGATGTACCAAGAGGATCAAAGAGGAAAGTAAAGAATGGTGGAGACTATACTCACTACAATGGAACTGAATATGAAATCATAGCTAGAACGCCTTTCTATTTGAAAGAAAGAACTACTATCCTGAATGAAATAGCTGCTGACTCTGAACCTGAAATACAATTGATAAGGCTTATGGGAGCATTTAATAGTTGGCCAGTTCTTCTTGTCTTACTAGATGGATACAATTATGTCCTTGCCGAATTTATATTAGAAAAAGCATTAACAGCCGCACATATAACAGCAGCAGATAAATTTATGATTGAAAGTAAATTCCCTGTTGGATGGGCAAGTCAAACTTAATAGGAATATAAAATGAATGTAAGTATAAGAAGAGAAGACATTGATCTAATTGCAGAACTTACTGCTATTGGTAGTGATGGATCAGGCGTAACAACTGGTCTTACGGTAGGAGTCACTGTTCAGAGAATGGAAACTGGTGATGATTATTGGAATACTATCTCAAATGCTTTTAACTTAAACACAGAGCCTGTCGCAGCCTCAATGACTCATATTAGAGATGGATTGTATGCATTTACTTTATTAGGGGGTGCTCAGTCAAGCGAACAATCATACAGGATTCATTTTACAGTAACTGGTAATCCAGAAGTAAATACGGATATAACAATAAGCACTACTATCTGGGCTGCACCTAGTGACGCTACACTAGCTAATCAATCAACCATCATATCTAATATAGCTGCATTAAATAATATTTCAGCAGCAAATGTTTGGGCAGCAGGAACTAGAGAACTAACAGGTATTGGATCTTCTGGTATCTCTTCTCAATCTACACAGGATATAATTGATACTAATGTAGATACCTTGAATACAAACGTACCTGATGTCATATCATTAGCCAATATTAACACACAAGTAGATACTGGCTTATCTGATATATTCCTAGATCAATTAATTGCAACCACATATAACTCAGCATCCCCTTCTGGAGCAGCAGATTCTCTATTGAATGAGATGACAGAGAATGATGGTGGGCTTACAAGGTTCACAGCAAACGCTTTAGAGCAAACGCCCTCTGGAGGATCATCTCCCTGGAGTACTGCTGATGTAGAACAAGCAAGGCATAGACTTAATCTCGATGGAACTCAAACCGCACCTACAATTGGTGGAGCAGCTAAGATGGCAGGTACAGATGCTGATCTCACTTTAAGTAGATTAATCATCGCATCAACCACACTTAATCAAGCAGCCTTAACTATAAGAGGAAACGGAAGTTCTAGTGGAATGGAAGTAACCGCAGGAACAACTACAGGAACCGCAGCAATATTTCAAGGTGCAGGAACTGGTGATGGAATTTCAATAAATGGTGGGCCTAATGGAAGTGCGGCACTAAACTTACAAGGTGGGATAAACCAAGGAAACGGTCTTAGGATTCAATCTAGAGCCAACAATGATGCAGCACTCTTTGTAAGAGGTGATGGAACTGGTGATGGAGCAGCATTCTTGAGTGGTAATGGAGCTACTGGTTCAGGAGTTAGTATGACATCAGCAGCTACTAATGGTGATGGATTGTTACTTGAATCAACTGGAACAGGTATTGATCTTAACGCTCCAGAATTTATAACAGCCGTTGACACTGAACTTACAAGTAATCATAGTGCCGGATCATGGAATGGTGCTACTGGTTTCGCTACAGCAGCAAATCAAACTACAATGCAATCAGATGTGACTGCCATTAAAACTAAGACTGATGCGTTACCTTCACAGTATAAGAAGGGTGTGGCATACAGTAACTTCTCTACATTCATAGTTCTCTCCAGTGATAGTAAAACACCAGGAACTGGGCTTACCATAACAGGTCAAATTCAAAAGGATGGTGGTTCATTTGCTGCCCTCACTAATTCTATAACCGAGATTGCTCTTGGATTCTATAGAGTTGATTTAACAGCAGCAGAGATGACAGCCGATACCATTAACCTAGTGTTCTCAGCTACAGGTGCTGATGACAGATCCATGACTATTTCCACTAACGCATAATATGGCTAATCTAATTATATGGGATACTGGAGGGTTACCGTCAAACCCTTATAGTACAGCAGGTGCTCCTACAGTATCTAATTATAATTCACTTAGCTTTACGTCTTCTGCCTTTATATTTGATCTAAGAGTTATGAATAAGGCTATCAGTGAGAGTGGTGGTACAGCTACAAACTCTGATGATCTAGGTGCAATTAGCTATGCCTATAATGATATGCTGACTAATAACGGCAAGACACTACTTCCATTCGGGTGAGAAAGAAACCCAATCCTCTGCTAAAGATGAGCCGTATCATTACATTTGAATTGACCGGCAGAATACCAAGCAAGAAGAATAACAAATCAATAAGGTTTAATCCCAGGACTAAGAAGCCTTTCATCACTAGCTCTAAAGATTACAAGAAATGGCATGAATACGCCTCACTACAGATTAACACACAGAAGTCTGATATCAAGAATGTACAGTTCCCAATTCAGAAATGTGATTATATTGAGACTACCCTTTTCTATGGAACGAAGCATAGAAGCGATAACACAAACAAGACAGAATCTGTGCATGATCTCTTAGTTGATATGGGAGTATTACAGGATGATAACTGGCAAATCACAGGACGAACTACCCAGATCCCTATCTACAGAGAGAAGGAACCTGGCGCTGAAATAGTGATTGGTATTAGGGAGTAACTTCTAAACTAGGATCTTCACTAGTAGGAAGTACTGTTCTAGCAGCTCCCCTGGTTACTGTTTCAGGAAACCCCTCTACGATAAACTTCTTTAACTTAGGTTTAATTGGCTTACTTGTATCAAGCAAGAACTCTTGTGCTTTTCTAACGCCTCTATCTTTAAGCCCTTTAATCACAAGTTCTGAAATAGCAGTAACAGTACCTAATGTAGCAAAGCCTACTGCGGCTTTAGTTACGTTTAAACCACCTCTTGTTATGCCATGCATTATTGCCCACAATCTATGAGCAGAACTACTACTACTAAGAACCTTTTCTATAAATGGCCTGGGGGTTTTCTCTAATATCTTTATTTGTGAAGCAAAGTCTTTAGCCACAACATCTGTCAAAAGCTGACCTATTTGTTCTTTCATTTTCTTATCGAACACACGATTAAATACAGCGTAGGGCTGCGCATCAAGAACATTCTTTAGATCAGCACTACTTATTTCTCCAGATTTCTTTGTAGCTCTTTTTATAATATCATTGAAATACATATTCTTCAATGTATGCAAAGACTCATCATCCATAACTTCCATAAGATTATCCAGAACCGTACCCTTTCTCTTGGGAGGTATCTTTGCGAACTCATCAATAATTTCTTTGGAGCTACGTCTTACATTAGAAGATTTATAAAACATTTTCTTGGCAACTTCAATTGCATCCGTTCCCTCAGAGAAAAACGCATCTGCTTTCATCCATTCATCGACAAGTTTTGGGTTTTTTAAAGTTCCCTTAAGATGGTTAGCCATACCTTCTGTAAGGGCATCTTTGGTTTCTAATAAAAGCTTAACATCTGTTCCACCACCACCAGTAATTTTTCGGATTTTTTTTATTTCTGTTATAATGGTGCTTCTATTTTTTTTCATCGCTTCAAAGGTGATGTCTTTATCCATTCTCTTTGAAATTCTTTGTATTGCTATAAGAGTAGATGGTTGAACACCTAAATCACCTGCCATGTCTTTAGTAGTTAATTTTACTTTTCCTGTAAGTGATGCGAGAAGTTCTGGTGACACCCCACCCTTTCCGACACTTGCTTGTAATATATCTTGTATGTTCCCAGGTTCTTTTTGACTAGCACCTAAATCAGCTATTCGTTTTTTAACAATATCTTTAGAAGATTTATCAATGACTGATTCACTGACATTATTAATCCCTTTATACAGTCCATCAGCTTTAGCTCTAAATTTTGAAATAGCATTTCCAACGCCTTTTTCTAATCCTTCAGTAAGAGTTTCCTGCCCAAATGAATCAAGGCCATTTGAGACACGAATCATTTTTAGTCTTTCGGCAATTTCATCAGATTGCCCTTGTTCTATCTTGGCTTTCGTTTCTGGAGCTTTTAAAGAAGCTTTTTTCTCTCTTATTCTAAGAGCGGCAGATGCATCTTCACCACCAGTTATCTTTTTTTGAACAGGGGTTAATGGAATAGTTGTGTTTTGTGCTATTGGTATTTCAAGTTCAGGTTTTATTTTAAGTTGTTTCTTAACTTCATCTCCAATCTTAATCCCAGGAAGTTCAGGTTTTTTTGCTCCCTTAGTCGATAATTTCTTAGCGGATTTTACTGCCGATTTAATTGTTCCAACCCCGAAGAAACTAAGTGGGTCTTCCCCAATAGAAACAAGCAACTCTTCCATAAACTTAGCCGCAGCAGGTTGATCCGATTCTCTGATGATCTTTTTTAATTGCCTTCCAATACCTGCCTCTGGGTTTGCCATCTCTTGTAAGAAAGTCTTCCCTTCAGGTTTATTAAAAGCAGCACCCAACAATCTTACAGGTATACCTAACAAGTCTCCAACACCTGCAAGTAAAGCAAGACCTCCCTGTGTCGGATCAGATCCTTGTACCGTGAGGGTTGGTAGTTCTTCTTGTTCTACTGGAGGTTTTGCTATTAACTTTCCATTTTTCATTTCAAGTACAGGAATGAATGTAGAAGGCTTGTTTATTAAACCACCACCTTCTGCTTCAATTAATTGTTTTGGCTGAAAGTCCACATCAAAGCTTGGGGCTACTTGTGGTTGGCTTTCCAACGCAGAAAGAGAAGGTAAAAATATTTGACTTAAAGAAGGAGATTCTGATTCAGCACTCTCTTGTTTAACAGGATCTTCTCTTAGCTTACCAAAAAAAGAAGGGTCCACCTTTGCAGAACTAGAAGGTCTATTTTCCTGTGAAGGGACTGGTTCCACTTGTGTCTGCCCCGACCTCAACTTTTCAAAGAAATCCTTACCTACTTTACTTGACACGTTTGGCCTCTTCTCTTAAAGCTGTGATGTTCTCTGGAGTAGGCAAAACATCTTGCGACATGAGAATCAATTGTAATTCTCTATCTGTAGGATTGCTCGGTATTTGTGTAATTTCGGGTAAATCTTGTGTTCCGATAGACCTTAATTTTCCAATACCACCATATACAGCATCTGTTAATCGTTTCCTTGACTCAGGAGTTCCCTTATCACCCTCTAGTAGATTAGTTTTAATGGCTTCTAAAATTCTAACCTTAACGGCTCTTTCACCATCTGTATCAGTTATATCAGGGAGAGCACCTAAAGCAAATATTCTATCTTGATCTGTTAGTCTACCTGATTCTCCACCGACACCTTTCGCAATGTTTCCTGCAAGCGCACCTTTGTATTGCCCAAGCAACCTAGCCTTTTCATCAAACCCTGCTGCGCCTTTTATTTTTCGTATAATTCCACCAACCCTTCCACTCGATCCTGCGGCATCACCTAAATCTAAAAGAAGTTGAATTGTTCCTGCTACATTGGCATCTTTTTTCCCAACCGATTTCTTCTTATCTTCCCTTGTTAATCTTGCCTCTCTTTCACGACTCAATCTATTTTGCCTAGCATTAAGGAACTTCGTTAAGTCATCAAAAGCATCAAGCTTTGTTAGCGCAGGATTAGCCTCAATCATTTGTTGAGCAAGAGCAGCAGGTTCCATCTCTATTAATTGATCCTCTGGAATTGCAGATATTAGCGTTTCAAAGATTTCTTCATTCTTTGTTGTTTGAATAGCCTCTGTTAATCCGGTCATCTCTTTTACTGTTATATCTCTTTCGGCTCCGCTCCTAACTTTCTGTTCTTCAGTAGCTCCAGGTAAATTCGCCTGTACTCTTCTCTCCTGTATTTCCGCTTCAGACTTAGCTTTAGCCTTCGCATTGATCTTCTGTTTGATACCTGTGTACCAAGCAATCTGGCCCTTCTCACTCTGAAAGGCAGGTAGATTAGGATCTAATCCCTGTAACTCTTCTGCTGTGAAAGTACCCTCACTAATCAAAGCATTAGCCGTAGCAATCATTCCCTCTTGACCCTTATCAAGTAACTGACCAAACTGTCTACCAACATCAATCTGGGCTACCTTCTCGCCAAACTTAAACGGATCTTGTGCAATACTAGTTTTACCCAAGTCAAGACCTGTTTCACCAATAGGCTGATTCTGAAAAGGAGATTGTAATTCTACATCAATTAAATTCGTTGCCATTTAAAACCCCTGCTGTACAAATCTTTGTTTTAGTTTCGCATTACTATTAACCATCCGCAGTATGTTAGCTGTTAATTCTTTATACTGAGTCTGTTGGTTCTGTAGTTTATTCGCTCGTCTATCAAAACCAAGCTGCTCTAAATCATCAAGCCTTGCTTGTCTTCTAAATTTATCTTCTCTAGCAAGTTGCTCCTTTACCATCTTCTGATAACGATCTTCTTTAGCCCGTTGCGATTTTTGTTTCTTCTTCTCAGAACGTGTAGATAAGAACACACCAATACCTGCTGCAAGACCACCGGCCACTGCACCAACAGGACCACCAGTAAGACCACCTAGACCTGCACCACCAAGAACCTGAATAAGACTATCAGCCGAAACAAGATCAGTACTGCCTGTTTGTTGTGAACCTAATTGTAACCCAAGACCAATACCCGTAGCAGCATCTTTTCTTGTTTGAGTAGCAGCCCTATCTATACCTTTATTCTCAAATATATCTTCCGTTACTTTCTTTGGAATTGTAGCTGTTTCCTTAGAAGGTGAAGGTTCAATATCAAGAGCAGGAGTAGCCTTAGTTGTACCTGTTCCAAAAGGATCATCCTGTGAAAAGATGGTATCACCAAGCAATTCAGGACTAGTCTCTATCTGTTCTTCATCACTAAATATTTCTTTTGCTGCCATAATTATACCTCTACAAAGTCTGCTGAACCACCCACGTTATATTTCTCTCTTGTAGCAGGATCTTCATCTAAATAAACTACCCACATATTACCTTGTCTAGCTCCAACCCCTCCAGTAAAACTACTTTTAGATGAGCTAAAGAATTCAACAACCCTAGCAGGCCGTCCGTTGAGAACGATTATTGAACCATTCCCCTCTCCAACTCCAACATCAGGACTATTGCCTTCTTGAATGTTCCCATCTATTTCTGAGTCAGCCCTTAATCCTAAGTTATTAAAGTCTTTTACTCTGAGTATTTCATCTCCATTAATTTCAGCATCTGTAACAGATTTGGAACCTGAACTATCTTTTAATTTAGAGATAGCACTAGCATCAGCCTCTAAAATAGCAAACCACTCATTGTCATCAATGTCACTAAAATCACCTGACTCAAGAGATGAATCAAATTTAGCAACAGAATCGTTTACGAAGTCTGTATCTGAAGTTGTAGGATCAAACTTTTTCTCTAATTGTTTAGTATTTCCTTGCGTAGCATCGTACCACTCACGATAAGGCAACGGGTCTTCGGTTGTACCCTCATAGTTTTCATATGCAGCCGTAAGAGCTTGGTCTTCTGCGATAGCTTCTTTGGTATTGTGAACACTATCTAAACCAAGATCGTCTCTAAATTCTTGCCCACTATATATCTCTGTCTTATTTCCCTCAGCATCCCATGTGGCTCTAGGCCAAGTATAGAATGTATACTGCCTTGATCTCTCATCCCAAGGAGGAAGTGCATCAGTAGTTATCATAACATTTCCATCATCATCAAACTCAAAGTTATTCCCAATAACAATATTATCTAAGATCCATCTTCTGGTGACACCTGCTAACTTCTCATCAGTGAAGAATTTATTTAATTCTGGATCTTTAGCAGTTTCCATCATAAGATTATCAAATATCTGATCTGTAGTTCCAGTAACATCACCCTGAATCGTTTTGAATTTACTCAGTGACATAAAGGCTTCTTTCTCTTCTCTAGTGTCAATATCTTCAATAGACTCAACACCAAAACCAGACATAGCATCTAATATCTCATCCATTATACTAACACCACCTTCAGGCGTTACTAGTGAACCAACCTTTGTTATCTCATTTGAAAAAGCATTGTCAATATATCCTTCATCATATGATTCCCAAAACCTATCACCTGCATTAATAATACCCTCCATATTGGGAGTATCTTTAATAGACTCTGTTCTCCAGAAAGAATCTGCCTCTGATTGTGTCTGTGCAGCAGCTCCTGATTCAGAGAAATCTAAGCTATTAACAAATGCTTGTGCTCCCTCAGAATCATCACCATAACCAAATGCACCTGGATATTGTGCTGCAAGTTCCGCATAAGCAGCCTTCTTAGCCTCTGGATTAGAAATGTTAGATTCAATAAACGAAGCCCTTTGTTCAAAAGCAGCCTTATCAGCAGGGTTAGTCAAGCCAGATGTATCAATATCAAGACCAGTAGCATCCTTAATCAAACCACCTGATATACTAGGAATACCCAGATCATGAGCGAAACTAGCGATAATCTGTGCTGTATCAAAATCACTTAAAGTCTTAAATTTAGCAGTATCAAGATTCGGAATACCCATGTTAAAAGCAGCCTCTTTCATAGCTACCTCATCCCCTGCTTCAACAGCTAGAGAAAATAAACCGGCCTGATTATGAAATTCTGTTTGGATCTCATTATTAATCTGCGATCTCATACGAAGGCCAAATTCAGCACCCCATTTATTCATATCAGTTATTCTTTGAGCAGACTCAGTATTAAGCCTTCCAACCATCTCTGACATCTGAGCACGATTACCACGAGCCATAAGAAGCATCATTGCATTACCGGCCCCACTACCATCAAGACCTTGCTGTTTCAAATTAAGAACCATAGAGTCCATTGCAGCCTGATTCTCAGGACCGAACTTAGCGATCATCTCATTTAACTGAGCTGTCTTAATAGGATCAGGAGTATTGGGATCCGCTAAGTCAAGATTAAATTTAGCTGTTGACTCAGTAAAATCATTTGCCAGATCCAACGCTTCTCGCTGTCTGCCCTCATCAACAATCTGTTCATTAACCTGTTTCTCTCGTTTAGACCTTTTCTCTTGAGTATCAAACTCTTCCATCTCACCAGTAAGAGGATTCTTGAATACAGCTTTAGTTTCACCTACAACTACTTTTGACTTATTTATTCCTTGCTCTTTAGCAACAGGAGCTTCTACAATATTAGATGTTCCTACATATGTACCTGTATCTCTCCCTTCCTCTTTAACAGGAGTCTCTACAATATTAGATGTTCCTACATATGTACCTGTATCTCTCCCTTCCTCTTTCTGAGGAACAGGAGGTGCTGCTGCTTCTTCAAGATCAAGTTTTTCCACAGCATCAGAAGCATCATCTAAACTTCTCGTAGCATCATCAAATGGCTTAACAAAGCTCTTTGGGCGATCAATTGACCGCCTACCAGATGTACCACCAAACTCAGCCCCATCAATTGAAACGTCACCAGGAGCAGGAACTGAACTTCCAGTACCAAACGTATCATCAAAACTAGGTACAGTCTGTCCACCTGCTTGCCCTGGAAGGTTAGCTCCGCTTCCAAAATCTAAATCATCTAATGCCTTTACCGCCATAATATCCTCAACATAAGTTTTTTAAGGTTCAATCTCTACTCCATAACAGTGAAATGTAGAACCTAATACAGTAGCCTCTACCCTTATCTGGTCAAATTCATTCAAAGTTATCCCTTTAAATTCTTTATCAATATCTTCATAATTAGTCCCAAGAGGAAACCCATCGACTCTATAATCCTTAGAAGTAGTGGTAGGATTAGAAGCTGAACCGCCATCGTTCACAACAGCCACCTTAATCATGTTAGCCACTCCGCTGCCATTAAAAGCTGTTACCTTAACAATGGCTGTCCTTTTAGAAGGCACAGTATACAGCACAGTCTCTGTCGCTGCTGTTGGGTCCACTTGACCTAGTATCTCATAAATTCTTTTTGGCATTATATGTCCAGAAATGAAGCTTCAAAATTGCTTATCTCATCATTTAGTTTTTTTAGGTTGTCTGATATTTCCACTTCATTTCTAACAATCTTATCATCTAAGAAATTAGTTTCCTGAGATATAAGGGCCAAATTAGCCGATATCTTGCCTGGTTTAATTTCCTTTTCACCTGAATCTATATCAAGACCAGAAATACTAGTTGGATTGTACATTAAGCAACAGCCCCCACCTGAAAGAATCCACCACCAAAAGCACCTGAAAATGTCAAAGTACCTTTAAGCTCGTTGTTCTGATACAGCCTCACATCATCTCCAGTAGTCCTGACAAGCACCATATGGTGGTAGCCATTAATTGGGCCTGAGTCCATAACAGAATCCACTGTAACAGTTCCAGAACCCTCTACAATTGACATAGTAGTGGCATCCTCAGCAACAAGAGTGAAATTATCTACCCCTGCTGAATCTTGAAATTTAGCAATAACCGTATCGGCTGAACCTGAAAAGGACACATCACCAACCATGAACATTATCGTGAACTCATCGGTATAAACAGTAGAATTAGCAAATTTGAACCTCTCAAAAGGAGCGTCATTAACACCTATCTGAATAGCATCATTTCTGCCATCTGGACCTATTTGTGTAGCAATCTTACCATTTGGCATAACCGTCTGTCTGGTTCTATCCACAAATAATCTAGGTCTTGAAAAATGGTGCTCCTGTAAATTAGCAAGCATCTCAGATTGAAAGTCAGCAGCCACTGTAGTAGATGGGCCTCTATTCGGTCTTTGGATATCTTGAACCCTAAACCGACTGTCAATCCCAACTAATCTATGACCTGATCTGCTAGTCTGAAATTCAATTGCAATACGACTTCCCTCTACCCTACGCCAGAACTGAATATCTCCATCAGTCTTAACCCTACCAGTAGTCTCTGTTGGAACCTGTACCCCATCAACAAAAGCAATTGCATCAACCAATAACTCAGGATATACGATTCCAGTATCTGGGGGAGTAGGAATACTAGTAGAAGGAAGTGCTCCCACTAAATCCCTTAAATAGGCATGAGATTCACTGTGCTTTAAATTAAAACTCTCTCTAGAGCCTGTAACATCCCTAGTTCTAATCTTACAGATAATATCTGTACCATTTGGAGAAATAGAAGACACTTTATCTGCCCAATACTTTCCAATTTGGAAAGAGTTGATAGAAAGCCCATCTGGACCATCAAATGTCTCCATCCAATAAATCTTATCATCAGAAGCATCTACAATAAAAAAGAACTCTAAATCTGGCTGTGCTGTATCAAGAAAGTTTCCCCCCTTAAATACTCCTGCCTCATTACCTGGAAATGACCAATCATCACCAGTGTAGAAAGTCCAACCCTTACCAGATTCTCTTGTAGCTGAAAACCTCATGCAAACATTATTACCAGAAACAGCATCATCTACCTTAAACCAAATAAAATAGGCTCCTCGATAATATCCACCAATAGTAGTTCCTTCTTCAATTCTCTCGATAATAGAACGAACTCTATCCTCAGCTACATCACGACTCCAACCGTTTCCATCCCATACACGAACAGATTTATCAGAACAAATAGAGATATAAGAACCCTCTTCCATCTTAACGAAAGACTTCGGATCAGTAACACCAAAGGTATCATCCGTATTTGCAAAGTGAGATAAAACTATAATGGATTCATTAATACTGAAATTATTATGTGCCGTGAGTGTAGCATAATTAGATGTTCTGTTAGTCATGGTAGACAAGAAATCTGGAGTACCTGCAATAACCGTTATCCCATCATCAAACTCATGAAACTGTAGCGCAGGGTTATGAAAACCAGAAATGCTATCATCAGGTACTCTTTGGCTATAACTTAAAACTTTCTTCTGAGAAGTTGCTGAAAACAAGAAACCAGGAGTGACTTCAAATAAATCTCCGCTAGGAAGTGGTATAAAATCAGGATTCTTTAATGTTAGACTTGATGCCGTAGTTCGTGAATCTACCTGAGTATCACTTAACGCAATATTTACAGTGTTTCCGAGTAAAAAATTATGGTCAACAATGGATTCAGCACTAAATGCGAATTGCTCCAATGATAAATTATTCTTCCCATTAATCCCCAAATCTGCCGTTTGATAAGCACTAATATGTGTTATTTTCTGTTCCAAGGTAGCAGCCAAATCTTTGGCACCCAAAGCTGTAGTTAAGCTAGTGTGGCCTGCCCCTTTTCCAAGTTCAAGCGTAGCAGTTCTTAATCGGTAAAATGAAGCGTTATCAATACTACTTTCTCCACTCAAAACAGGTGGACTTTCCCAAACAAGTTTATAGCCTGGAGTGAGCCTATCCACCTGTCCAGGGAAAATAGGTGGAGCAAGACCTGTTGCCTCATCTACAATTATTGAGAATGTATATACAGTCTTAATCTTATAAGGAGCTTGTTCCTGATCAACTCCTATGTCATGAGTATCTAATGGTTGTCCAGAATTAGTTTGGAAGAAACTCTTGTTAGTATACTCTATTAAAATCTGAAATATACCATCTACAGTAGATATCATGAAGTTCTCACCAAAAGGCTTCAATGTGGACTTCTTATCTATCCCAAAACTAGCAGGACTTATTGTTGCGGTATCAGATAAAAAACTAAGTATCTCTGCATCTACCGTTTTAACTTCCCATATCTTTGTGCCACGATGCATGATACAGATCTTACTAGTAGGATGAATAGCAATACTGTGAATAGTGCCAGATCCAGGCAAGTCATGAATATGTACCGTACCGCTCCTACCATCAGGATATCTCTCAAATGCAATGTAATTCTCCAAGTTCTGATTAGCATTACTATCAAAATCAGATGCAGGTATATCTACATTTAAACCCTGTCCAAAGTTCTTTTGCTCATGGATAATGGGTCTATCACCTTGCGGTCTTGTCTTTGATCTAATATAACTCATTAAAACCTTGGTGTAGTATACGTCTTAGTAACAGATTCTGAACCAACATCAGCCCATGTCAAGAACTCTTTCATAAATTGGTTATATTTCTCATTAGGATTATCATCTCTTCCCCATTCCCGATACTCTTCATCCCTTAAAATAGCAAATCTTAATAGAGTTGTTTGGAATCTATCTGGTATCTCTAAAGGAACAGTCTCGCTAATTAACTGATTTGGCCATCTCTGCGCTCTTACAAAATAAACTTGCTGTGAAGGATTCTTTGGGGGGGAATTATCTTGCCAAAATACTACCCTACAATCACCACTCAATGGCTCTTTAGACTCAATCGTATCAGCAGGAACCTCTATTTGATTACCATTATAGTTATTAGTGTACTCAGGATTCCTTGAACCAGGAGTGCTATTGGAACCAAAACCCCGACCTCCAATATTATTAGAGTAAGCATATATCCTACTAACACGCCTCACATCCCATTGAACAGTATTCCTCTCATTCCTCACAGAAGAGAATAACGAACCAGATGCAATAATATCAAATTGATCCACTTCCATTGTAGCACTTGTAGTATATGCCCTTGTCAAAGTAACGTCATCTGCTAATACAAAAGACATTCCAGTAAAATTCTGATACTCATACTTATCTGTTATACCTGCATCGGTCACTTGGATATAACCCTTGGTAGCTACAGTTGTCGGTATTGCTGTAGTTACATCAAAGGTTATGTCTCCAAGTGCATTACTAGCAGAGCCAGTAAAAGAGTCCGAGCCTGTATGCATGAATGGGTCAGGTAATATTCGTGTTATGCGATTGTCATGAGCCAATATTTCATTTTGACACTTGTTTGTCATGTCAAGTATCTGTTCACGGGTAAGATCAGCATTAAGCCTAGCTTCCATGTAAGTTATAAACTCATTCGTTTGCATAATATACCACCTTTAAACTGCTACAGTATCTGGCTTCAAATCCTCAAGCTTGTCTTTCTTCACTTTAGGTTTAGCCGCTTTTGCCGCAGGTTTTGTTTTTTCATCTCGTTTTGCTTTTAATGTTTCAATTTCAGCCGTTAAACGATCCACAGCCTCTTGAGAATAAGTAGGTTGATCCTTGTCTGGGGCATCTTCCTCTAAATTAACCTTGCTTATAATTTCAAATGCAGCAGGATTAATTTTATCCTCTCCATGTACTTTTATCTTTTGTTCGGTAGATAAATACCTTAAAACCTTTCTGTTGTGCTCTGTATCAGGCACTTTGCAAAAACCATCTTTAGGAATATTCAATTTGAAATCCCCAGATATTTGGCCCTTACGGATAACATCTCTTCCATTATCATAACGAGCATGGGCTTCAAGATGAAAACCTCCCATTCGGATAACGCCTTTTCTTTTGGCTACGCCTTTGTACTTTAATTCTATGTACTCCATTTCTTTACCTCATTTGGTTTAAGTAATGAGAGAGGCAGTTGCCCACCCCTCTCGGTAATATTTATGCTATTAGACAGCGGCAAGTGAAGTCCTTGCAAGTATAACGGCACTATTTTGATTGATTTCAGATGTATCTGACTCTGCACCAATATCATCGAACACAGTACGATTCATACCATATCCAACGAAACCGCCAACAGAAACAAGTTTACTGAAGTTCTGGATTTCTTCTTCAAAATGCATGATTTCGTGCATCGCTTCAACAGCTCCACCTTTACCATGAACCATGCCTACATCGTAGTCAGTTCCACCGACAGCAGTGTATCTATCGTCTTGTCTTCCTGGACCTTTGTAGAAAGATGTAAGAGATGAACCGTTGACATTAACTACAGCCGAACGAGGATCTTCATACAAATCCATAACACCATAAGACCCTAAATACCATTTGTAGGCATTAGTGGCAGCAGTCTCTACGTTAGAGTCTTTAAAGAGTCCAGCGATAGAATTTGCAGCACCAGGATCTTTCAAGAACATTGATTGACGAGAAGGAACAGTTACAATATAACGTCCATTATCCATCGGTTCAATTTTCTTGATTGCTGTAATCCAGTGATTCAAGGCATTAAGGAATGTAACATCCCATTGACCGCCTGAACCGGCTGTAGCAGCAGCAGTGATTTGTGTTTCGTATGTAGTGTTGTTTGAATCATACGCAGGTTGAGCTGCAAATGTAACACCCTTGATAAAGATGTTTTCATTCCAACGCTGAGTAAGTGACGTAGGAGCCACAAGCAGGTTAGATGAATATCTTTCAAGGAAGGCTTCTCGGATGTACTTGCCTTTAAGCTCTTTGTGATATAAAGAGATTTGAGGTTGTACTAATTCAAGAATACCGTATGCTTTTTTGCTATGAGCATCAATACCATATCTTTCAGTGTTTACCGCATGAGAAACGTCATTTGAGAACACATCCAGTTCTTTGGTTTCTTGATCTTCTGAACGACCTAACTGTTCTTCTCTTCCAACAGTTTCTTCACCAGAAAGATTCAAGATAATACCTTGAGTTCCTTTGGTGCTGCCAGAGGTTAGAGTTTTCTTAGCAATAATACCGTTAGGCAATGCTTGCTTGTCATCAGAAAATGTACCAGAGAAATCTTGATAAATATCTCTTGTTAGTGACTCTCTGCGGAGAGTGTTGTCCCAGTCTTGTTGTTCTAGGGGTGTACCTATAAGTCGAAGTGCCATTTTTAGGCTCCTTTCTTAAAAATTAACCCCTCTGCGCGTCTCGGATTTGATTATGAATAGTTTCGGCCATCTTTAACTCTTCTGGAGTAGATGGGTTTGGATGACTAACAAGCCATGTTTCCATAAACTTAGTAGTCATCTCCGAGTTTGTACTTTCCACACTTCCATCGTCAGGCGAGAGAGTAGTTGCACTACCATCTACACCGATCTTCTCAAGGGTATCTTGAGCGGCTTTGATTGCAGCATTTTTAACTTGATCGAGCACTATCCCATTCTCTATTTGATAATCATGAAAAGCTGATGTAATTGAAGGATATTTCCCATCACGCTTAAAAGTATTGATCTTGGATATCTGGTCAAAATTCTTATAGTCATCATCTGACATAGGAAAATTAAGCCCTTTAGCCTCCATCTGTTCCTTATAAACATTATCTGAGAGAAATTTATCCACGTTATCAGGTCCACCGATGTCTCCAACAAATTTTTTCCACTGAGCGTTTAATACTTTAATCGGCTTAGAAGTTTTCAGTGATGATTGTCCCTGGAAGTTAGTTATTTCCATAAACAGTTTTTCGTTCTTAATATCACGAAGCTCTGTTTGTAGATTTTCCTTTTCCGTTTCTAATGTCACTTTCTGGCGAGACTCAAGTTTGTCCTGCCTGTCCATTACACTTTGAATCGCTTCTTCACTTAAAACATCATCAAACTTCTTCTTCTCTGGAATAGCAGGTAATTTACCTAACTCCTCCAACCGTTTAGCAGCCGCATCAGCTTTTTGTTGTATTCGATTTAGCTCGTCTAGCTCTTCCTTTCGCTGTTGTAAGAAGGTCTTTTCTTCTTCCGTTTGCTCAGGTTTCTTTTGAATTTCATTTGCAGGTTCATCTTTATTAGTCTCGGCTGTCCCTTCTACTCCAGTTTGTTTATCGTCATCTGGCTCTGGGATTTCCTCTTCTTGTATAATGAATCGCTCGTGAATTTCCTTCTCAAGTGCCTCGTCATTGATATCAGCATATGTGATCGCACCTTCATGAAGCTTGAATGCTAGTTCCGCAGCTTTATCTTCGGTTTTCTCCTCTTTTGTTTCAATTTCATTTACCATTTCATTCTTATCCTTAGATTCTGGATTCTGTACTTGCATCCTTTTTCTCCCTCTGGTGACAGCATCATATCTGCCCTTGGTTGATGGATTTTTGTTCCTTATGGGTTACAGGTAATTCTGCCCCTTTATTCCGAAAAACATTCGGTAACAGTCCTGGGAACTGCCCTATAAATTCCTCGTTTTAAAAATAATTAGACTATGAAGCTCTATCCAAGGTTTATTTCAATTGATTTACGTTATTTACGTCAACTGGAGTTCCTGCACCAGTAGCGGTCTGAACACCCTCAACAGATATCCCTCCACCTTCACCTGGAGTCTTGCCTGGAGCTGTAGGGCCAGGGGGTAATCCACCCTCACCACCGCCTATCTGAGCTGCTGCCTGTTGGCCAATCTGCTCCATTTGCTGTGTAAATTGGGCTACACCTGCTTTATTCTGAGCCACTTCAACCAATACTCTGGATATTTGAAGCTTAATAAAGGTATCTGCTGCCTCTTCTCCTGCTGCAACCTCTGATTCAGGGATATTAGGAAGGTAATTAATCATCATCTTCTCAATGATAGACTTGTAAATCGGATTGCTTGTGACTTCAAGTACTTCCTTATAACGCCCTAAAATCTCTCTTCTGGTCGTTTCTCCATTACGAGAGGTTGTCACTATCACATCATGCCGCCTAATCTGGTTCACATTATTGATGATTTCACCATTAGCAGTCGGTATATTCAGGAATAAAGGGTCTTTTGTCTTGGAATTATTCATGATTCTTGGAGCTTTTCCATATACTGGCTTGGTTGTGTAGAAATAAGCCTCTCCCAATCCTTCCTCAAATTCCTGTAAAGATTTAGTCATTGGCTCTAAAGACACTAATGCCTGCGCTCTTTTTGACTCAAATAACTTATTAGATTCTCCAGATTTCCCTTCTCCACCTGATAAGGCAGGAACGGAATATCCCACTTCTGGGGCCATCTGAAAAGCTCTGTCTGCTGATACGTGAAGGTCTGAGGGCATATCCCCTCTTGGTCTAACTGCAATCCCCATTCTAGATTGGCTCAGTTTACCTGGCCCAACCGTATATGTTTCCCCAGGCTTGTTCTTAGTTAATTTATATCTGTCTTTCTCATCAGGTGTAGCAAAGAAATCTTCCTCTACAAACTCAGCTCCATTAGCAGAAGTTGTTTGCCAATGAGTGAAAGTAGACTCTCTCTTATTATAAATTTCCTGAATATCCTTTAGAACATCAACAACACCTTGCACTTCACCATCAATATTAATAGCCGACCATGTATGATACTGATAACGACCATTTTGAATCTTGTGCATCTTATCATCTTCTAGGACTAAAGTCTTAGATAAACCTGGAACAATAGTTGTTACTCTTAACTTAGCATACTCATCTTGAACCACTTTAAGAGATTCGCCTCTAAGAGCCATCATAGCCTCAGTATTAGCTTCACTCATCTCAGGGAGTTTATCACCAGTTTCTTTATCTATCATCCTTGAAGAGAAACCTCTTTCCAGTCTAGATGTCTGGATTACTAAAAACTTTCCATTAACAATATTTAGGAACTCGGCATCATCATGAAAGCTTCTGTGCTCTTCTCGTTCTCTATCACTACCAAAGTCATCAGTTATTTGTGCTTGAGATTCTTTCCATAATTTAACAGCATCATCAATTTCTTTTGAAGATACTTTATAAGTTCTCTTAATCGCTTCTGGAGTCATCCAAGCATATTGTGGGATGTATTTATTATCGTTTATATCATCACTTGTCCAATCTGGATCATACAATACTCTTCTGTGATTGACATAACGTATAGAAATAGATCCACGGGGGTCTGTCTTGTAGTCAATGTACATCTCAACAGTACCACGATATATAAGACCTGCTCGGATTAATTTCCTCTTAGCCTTCTTCCAGTTACCCCTATTGCTATCAGTGAGGAATAAAGTCTTGAGCAGTAGAGTGTCATCATTAGAAGCACCTGTGTTTGGTTCAAAGTCTACTTCAAATTCGTTTTGATAGAAGTTACCTGCGAGTGATTGAATATGTTTCTGAAGGAAGTTGACTTGATGGGGAGCACGTTTCTCACTGTTAAGAACCTGTAGAGCAGCAGCATCCCATTGTTTAAAGTCCACACCAGAGAAATATCCCCAGTTACGTTCCTCTCTATCTAGAGATCGTCTACTTCTTTTAAGGTATGACTTGTAAAGGTCTGAATAGAACTGAACTTTACTTACGCCTTCTGGTACTTCTGTTGCCATTAACTATCCGCTTTGTCTTTTGATTTTGCTTTTTTCTCAGACTCTTCCATCCATGACTTAATCATGCTGACAGCTTCATCCAATGTTTTTGCGACAAACTTTTTGTCATTATATCGAAGCTTGTATCCATTTTGAACTAATTGTATCTCAGCCCTAACTGGGTCCATCATGAAGTCATTACCTTTTCCTGGGAGAACACCTACTTTCTCTTCAAACATCATTTCTTCACTCATTCGGCCTCCATTAATTTTTTCAATTCATTACCTTCATGGACCTTTCCGTTCTTATCCACAAATTTCTTAATACGAACATCCTCTGTGCCAAAAAAAGATTTATATATATCCTCTAATTGACACAAAGAAATCCGTTTATTCATTAGGTAGTTAGCAATAAAGGAATTGCATAATCGACATTTTCTACTGCAATGACGAGAAAACCTGCATCAGCCATATTCGCATCAATAGCTTTGAAGTTTGTCATTGTTGCGCCTGTGTCTGGAATACCTGTTCCTGCTACTACTGCTAATTCTGTTCCAATGTGAGTATATACTCTTTGATTTGGTACTGTTACTTTTGCTGCCATTTTATTTGACCTCTACGGTATTAGTGAGTCTGATGTCAGTATCTATGAGTCGCTTGATTTTCAAGTTATCTCCTACTATGGCATATTGCTGTTTACATACCCGACAAGTTATCACAACTCTTTCGCTGTGTACAACGGTGCCAAGATAATGACCACAATCTGTCATTCTTTGGTTTTTTGTCTTTACCTGATTGATACATCTTAATTCACTGGTTTTCAAAATATCCTTTCCTCGCCTTTATTTTCCTAGCTCCAGGTTTTCTTTAAAATAATGATTTTAACGTCCGTTGTGCAAACTATCCTTCATTTTTTTAATATTGCTGCCAATCATGAAGCGCACCCAGGTCTAATTCATCAGATGACGACTCTTTGTAGAAATGATCTTTCCCATAACCCTGTCTTCTCTCATATGGCTTTCGTTTTTTAGGCTTTAATGGTGGGTCTTCCTGCTTAAGTTCAGAACACAGATATCTAGCAAGATCCGTAAAATCATTGTTTTTGTCCATTGGCTTGCCATTTTTGTCATATAATAAGTCCCTGGTCTGCCCAATTGACATATGACATCTAGGATGGATGGTTATCTTATTCTGGGTAAACCTAGTTCTAAGCATATCGGTGGATGCTTGCTCATTCCATTTGTATGATTTAGTGAACTGAATTCCTGTATATAACTTTAATAGCTCAGAAACCTGTTTTTGCCCATGTTTAGCGAAAATAGCCGAATCAGCAATCTTCTTCCATGCCATTGAAGGCATACCCATACCTTCCCATTCCTCCACTTTATGTAGAATTTCCCCTGATATTTCAGAGATATCCTTTTGGTACATGAAAAGTTCATCCACGAAATAGATATGATCCTTATACGGGTCATAAAGACCAATACTAAACACTGCATAATGCTCAAAACCGTGGTCATACAGATAAAACAGCCTAAGACCCCAATCAGGATCAAAAGCATTTACATGGGGTCCACCCTCTTTGGATTGGAAGGTAGGATACACATAACCCTCTCTTTTGAGGAACATATGCTCTATTGTCTCTGGATACTCTGTGTAGAAATCCACATCATTGTCATACTGAGTGATTTCTCGCTTCTTCCAATTAGCATCTCGTTTCGGATCAGTCCAGACATTCATGAAGAACAAATCAATGCCTAGAGTCTTACCTTCATCAATCTTCTTCAGCATCATGTTAAACCATGAGCCATTCTTAGAGTTCGATATCACCACCATCTGGCCTCTGGGGTGCTTCTCTATCGCAGGGGAAGCTGATTTCCATATCTGCCTTGCGTGTTCTATCGCTCCGGCTTCGTCCATGATTATTAGTCTCACTGCTGATCTCCCACGACCTGCATCTTCTGAGGTTGTTATGGAAGTTATGGTGGAGCCATTTGAAAACTCTATTCTGTCTAGCCATGCCTGCCATTTCCCCCAATCTAACCCCTCTACCTTGGGTAATGCCTCTAAAGCTGCTTTAACCTTATCTTTTAGAAAATATTTTGCATCATCTTCTGTCTTAGAAATGATATAGATGTCAGAATTAGGCTCAGAAATAGCCACCTTTACAGCTAAGAACCCTGCAATAAGGCTTCCACCTACCTGTCTTGCTTTTGGCCAAAACAGCTTTCGCGTACCATCAATCAGTCGACAAAGCTCTCTTTGCTTGGGCCAAGGAATAACAGGCTCCATCTCTCCTGTGTCATAATCATAAATACTGCAAAAAGTATCAATGAATTTCTCAATCGTCATTTCCCGAAGAAAATCGTAGATTGTGACTGATTTCTTAGCTTCTTTCTTTGCCATTCTTATCAATTTACCTTTTTGAATACTCAAACATGAAAAAAGATGTATATTAAAACTCTACCTCAGTTATCTTTGGTTGGATAACAGTTGTTAAGTCCTAAGCCTTGGGTGTTGTGGTTAGCACCTGGGGCTTTCTCGTTTAAAAGAGGATATTATGCCGCTAAAGAAAGGATCATCAAAAAAGACAGTCTCTCAGAACATAAGAACCGAGAGAAAGTCTGGTAAGTCGCAAAAACAAAGCGTAGCTATAGCTCTGAGTAAAGCAGGAAAATCAAAAAAGAAAAAGTACTAGCCTTCATTCACAACAGCAGCAACTACGCCACCTGTGGCAATCGCTCTTATTTCTTGATAGTTTGCCTCTTGGATATCATAGAATTCGCCTGCATTAACCTTTATTCCATTGAGAATAGTGGCTGCTCTGCCATTTTGCTCTGAACCATTAAAGGTCACATAAATGGGGTTAGTAGCATGGGGATTCTGGATACCAAAGTAATTCCTGCTTCTCACCGGAGACACTAGCGTATCTGTTAAGGCTATACTCACGGGTCTTGTTTCTTTATATGATGACATTTTTTCTCCTACTTCTTAGGCTTTTTTGTTGTACTAGGTTGTTTTTCTTTCTCAGCAGCAGCTTTATTTAACTGATTCTGGATACTCGATAATATTGGTGCGCTTACCTCGTATGGAGCTTTACCTAATAACTGTCCTACGACATCAAGCTGTGATTGTGTTAATACAATCATATGGGTTTGTTCTTTTGGCTCTGTCATTTTTGCCTTCCTTTTTGTTGTTTATGTGTGTTTATGATTTACCCTAAAACTGGTTTGATGTAAGAAAAATCACCGTCATGTACCTTTTTCTCTTCGTTATATGTTCTTGCATCAACCAAGTTATCTAAATATGCTTTCAAAGAAGCATTATCAACTTCTGATGGTTGTGTAATAGTTTCGCTTTGTACTAAACCAAACATTCCTATTTGTACTTTTAATTTGTCATCGGATGTAAGTGAATCTAAATCTATTGTTATTAATGACATGATATTTACTCCTTTTGATTGTTTAAATTATTATACGAATGCTATTTCGTGTTCTGTCCCTGCACCATCCTGAAAATAAAGTTTATCATCTGATTTTGTATAAACACAGCCATAACCTGTCGTTCCTGCTGGTGTAGTTGTTTCTTTCATTGCTAACCTACCGAAACGATCAAGAGTTAGATCGCCATCGCTTTTTGGTGTCTCACTTCCAATTATTACAGCTTCAGCACTTCCGGCTTTAACATAAAGAGCTGTCGCTGACTGCCCCTTAAATCTAAAGTCTCCTGAAGAACTCCCACCTGGATTGAAAACACCTAAACCGCTTGCGTTAAGTTGCAATAATGTTACTGCCCCATCGACACCGCCTTGAAATTTGATTGTACCTTGATTATCCGCGCCATCACGTTGAACCAAAAAACAACCTATTCTCTTGTGCCCACTAGTATCATCTTCAATAAAGAATGACTGACCAACACCAAAATCATCAGCCATATTACCAGAAGTAGTATGCTTCATCATTATATTATTTGGGGCCGAAGTAGTGGATGATGATATGTTTTCAAAAAGAACATTATTTCCTGTGGAAGGTTCTACAACATGAAGGGCGTTGGTCGGCACCACATTAACACCAAATCTTTTGTTACTTACATCTGTATAAGTAGCTGTTCCAGTTGTTTCAGCTAGTACTTCAAAGTCACCTGTAGATAAAGCGGAAGGATTCACAGTAAACTTAGAACCTTGGTCAATTTCTAGAACACTTTCTGCGCCTGCGGTTCCGGCTAATATTTTAAATTCGCCTTCATTATCAGCAGACCCTCTGTTAAACTGTAGTTGACCGATTGCTGTAGATCCGCTCGTAGCATCTTCAACCGCAAATATAATACCAGACCCAAAACCTGTGGTCATATTGCCAGTGGTTCTGTGCCTTAAAATAAAGGGTTGGTAGTTTCCATTTGTAGAAGTTGTTTCCCTTTCAAACAGAGTGATTCCAGTTGAACTTGTAAATTCGTATTGAAAAGTGGTTGGGAATTTACCAAAACCTATTCTGTTGTTGTCAGCATCCGTATGTATCAAACTATCAACAAGATCACCCTTAACTTGAAAATCACCGTTACTAGCGTTGGTACTGTTTACCGTAAGTTTTCCTGATGAGAAATTCAAAGCATTACTGCTACCTAACTTACCATTAGTTATGAATGTTACGTCTCCGTTTCCACCTACTCCCACAAATGGAGCCAATGCACTTTCTGTTCCGGCCCCGTCTTGGAAATAAAGTTTATTATCATTTTTAGTATAAACCTTTGCATAGCTAGCAGTAGCTGTTGGTGTTGTTGTCTCTTTTAGACCTAAATATCCACCATTATCTAACATTAGATCGGCATTTACAAAAGATGTATTTGAACCAATAACCATTTGTTTTGTGCTTACATCAGCATAAATAGCCGTTCCAGTGGTTTGGGCTTTTACTTCAAAATCAGCAGTGGCGTTAGCCGCAGCATTAAATGTCACTAGCCCAGTGTTTGAAACAAGGACTTGTGCAACCTGATTAGTATCTTCTAGTGATAGTATGTTACCTAAATTGGCTAGAACTCTAAGTCCCAAGCCTGAGCCTCCATTACCTATAATAACAGATGCCCCTGCATTGTTAATATTCCAAGCAAGAGAATTAGCTGGGGGAGTGAAACCAAAGCCGAATCCACTTCTAAGGCCACCCTCTATAGTAAATTCTCTATTAGAATCAATAGAGAATAATTCCTGGGTTCCATTCGTTCCACCTTTAACAACAAATTTTCTTAGAGCGTCAGCAGATTGTCTTTGGAAAGTGATTGATCCGGCTAACAATTCACCACTAGTGTCATCCTCTATATAATACTCTTGTGCTATTCCCAATCCAGGGTCCATACTGTTAGTAGACCTATGCTTTAATTTAAGTCCAACAGCTATTTCATCAAAACTTGCAGATACATTCTCAAGTAAAGCATTTACATCAATATCATCATGAAAAACATCAAGAGAGGTTGTGGCAACCTTACCAATACCTAATCTCTTAGTTGTACTATTATAATTAAAGCTTGGTTGGTCAGAAGTAAAACCTCCTGCACCATCAGATAATTGTACACTACCTAATATTCCACTTGGAGGTGTGCTAGGAGGATCTGCAAAAGTCAAAACACCTGTTCCACCTACATCAGTAAGTACTTGTCCTGCTCCACCGGCTGCTGTTGGAAAAGCAATTGTTCCATTATTTAGAACTCCTGCACCATCATCACCCCATGTACTAGAAACACCTGGGTAAACATCATTTGCATCTGGCGCTCCAGTTGGGTATGAAAATTTATTAACTACTAAAAACGCCATGATATCTCCTATTCGGTGTCACCTAACTGATTTTTCGGTGATTCTGTGTCACCCACTGTATTTTTCGGAGATTCGGTATCTCCCATAATATGCCTAGTAATTGGAGGAGGTCCACCCCCTGCCGGCCTTAAACTCAGTCGAAACTGAGAAAATTGATTATTAAACTTATGTAGAGTCATAATATTTCTTTATATTGAGTTAAAATTAAGTTTTTCACTAACCAAAGGGAAAAAAAATCATGGATATCAACAAAGTTATTAAGAAAGGTTTAGAAGGGGCTATAATTGGCGGTGGATGTGGCGGTGCTGCCTCTCAGGACGCAATGGCTACCGTAATATCTGCTGCAATTGGATTTCTGTTCAATGCAGGCAAAAACTGGTGGAAACACAGGAAATAAGATGGATCACAACGAACCAGTAGGCTTTTTAGGCACTTATTGCCCTAAATGTGGCCCAATTGAGCTAGGATTGCAAGGATCTGATCAAAATGGGTGGTTCATGGGGTATTCTTGTGACTGTGGTCCTATGTCTAGGGAGACTGAAATTTTCATGGATAAGAACTTAGCCTTAAAATACGGTGTATTCGCTAAATTGAAAAAGAAATAAGAAAAAGCTTGCCATTCTAGAGATAGTTTGGTAAGCTAGTAAAAGGGTTTAAAATCTAAGGAGTAATTACCTTGGAGGCTAACGAGTCCAGTCACTCCCCTTTCTTCTAGGACTCAACATAAGGACTCAGTATGAAAACTTGCAAAACCTGTAAACATAAAAAACAAGATGACTATATAGATGGCTTAGTCTGCCAAAAGATTAACTTAAACTCTCATCATGAAGGGGTTCATATCCATGAGGCTTATCCTAATGAAGTTGCTTTTGTCGTGACTGATGATTTTGGTTGTGTTCTACATGAGGAGATCAAATGACTCAAGAAGAAAAAGAATTAAAAGCAGAGGCAGAAAAGAAGGCTAAATTATTACCGGAAAAGGAAAAGTGTGATTTTTGTAATGAAGAGGGAACGCTCTAATGTATTACACCAAAGGACACAATTACAAGTACAAGTCTGCCGACACAGAAGTCTTAATTGTAGATGAAGCCTTCCGACCATATATATGTATGACTCAGTTCATAACATTGAAAGATTGTGTCCTCACTATCCAACTCTCCTATTGTTGGGATGGTGCATCTGGCCCTACTGTAGATACTAAGAATACTATTGTTCCATCACAAGGACATGATGCTTTAGCGCAGTTAATAAGAGAAGGTCACATACCCTTTGAGATGTGGATATATGCAGACAAAGATTTATACAAATGGCTTAGAGAAAGAAAGATGTCCTCACTAAGACTATGGGCATGGGAGTTTGGTTTAAGTAAATCTAAAGGTTCCTACGCTAACCCTAAAACTTTAAAGAAGGTACATTACGCACCTTAACTATAATATGTTGTTAGTAAAAGAAATATTCGGGCCACTATTCAAGGGGAAGGATGAAAGATAACGAAATAAGAAAAGTTATATACCTGAGAAATGGTATGAGTGTCACAGATGGTATGACAGAGTTATCTGAATGGGCCAAAGAGAATAACTTCAAGATCATTAACCTAGAATATGATAGAGCAAGGGCATTATATAAGATTGGATTTATCTCTATGATATGTGAACTACAGACGGTGGCAGATGCTTTGAACGAAACATTTAAAGATTATAAGGAGTGATATGGAAAAGTGTGATTTTTGTAATAAAGAGGGGCCGTCTGTAAGAGCTATTATTGTAAATGGCAAAGAGATTGATCAGCGTGCTTGTATGTATCATAAAAATATTCTTGATGATATGGAAATGCGGAAGAAAAACGATGAAGGCAAAGATAAATGGGATGGTGTTATATGCCGCAACAAATACTGTTACTATTGGATTCCACCTGAGTCTAAAGAGATATCTGCTTTCTGTGGTTGTGATAATGGCAGAGATGGGTATCCAGAAGACTGTTCACAGAGAGTTGAATATGATAATCTTGCGAGGACAGAAACTGTCCCTACAGGAAAGGAGAAGTGATGAAGAACATCATAGAAGTTATAAAGGGATTGATTATACCATTTCTTCTATTCGGACTTGCGCTATCCTTTTTCATATCCAGTGTAGTTTTTATTGATGGGATACAACCATAAAGGGGAAAATATGACAAAGATTACGATAGAATTAAGTGAAGAGGAATATAGGGATTCTAAGTCAGCCTCTGGAGAGAATCGTGATGAAGCTATTCGTGTAGTTGGGTGGAGAGCTATGGATGCATACGAAGCCGAACAGAGGAAAATAGGGTTTGGAGAATGGGCTTTACATAACGAATCTGGTGATATAACCTTGATAAAGGAGGGGGATAATTTGTCCGCTGTCAATTCCAATTTCACAAAACTCTCCCCAGAAGCCCAAGACATTCTAAACAAGGAGACTGGGAAGACTAAAGATATAGTGCAGGGCGTTTGTTTTCTTTAATCCAATATATGATCAAGGATTCTAATACAACAACA